GGAGAAGATGCCTAGATATAAGACTTACTACATAGCAGAACAAATTATAGGGATGAAAAGAAAATTAGAACTACAAAAGCAACCAAAGAATACTTACACGATTACCGCAGAGGTAGACCAACGGTGGTTCGACATACTGGCACAGATAAGCAAGCACCAAGACGGGTTTGTATGGGTCAAGGTAGAAGGAGGAAGTGATGACAAAGATTAAAACCCAAGGCAAGGGATACTGGCACATAGTAGAACTCACACCTGAGAAGGTGATGGAGATGGCTTCAACCATAGCCCTACAGATGAGCAAAGGTGAGAAGATAGACAACTGCTACTGGAACACAACCAAGGATGACCAATTCAGAATAGAGGTATGCAATGACAACTGAGGATAACGTGGTGGGATTTCACCCAAAGAATAAACTGGTAAACTTCTACGAGGTAGCAACCAAGGAAGGCAACGCAGTATGGGGCGGGGAAGATCCGCACAGTGCATACCAATGGCTACGCCAATCACCTATGGACTCACGTCTATTGGTCTCCTGCTGGGAGGCAGGGGAAGAGGACGCACGCCTTATCATTGAACCTATTGATATAACAAAGATTGTCCACGCAGTACTGGCGGGCACACAATGAGTTACTTCTTAGGTCTACTGCTGGTGATGTTGATAGCCTACGTTCTAATAGTATGGGAGGATAAGACGAACAATGGAGGCGGAGAATAAGAGAATGGTTGGTGCTGCTAAACAGGCAGTGCGCCAACGCAACTACAGAAGGGCAAGAGACCGTGCATTGATACGTCTTGCTCATCTTTACCCTGATACCTATAAGCAGTTGCTTGAAATGGAGAAGATTACAGATGAACGAGAAGGTAAAACGTGGCTTGACCTTGATGGTAATACTATCCCTGTTGTCGGTGTTCGTGTCCGCACAGCAGACGGGCGAGGTGCCCCTGTCCTCAAAGAAAACCTATCTAAAGGCACGGACGAAGGCGACAATGGAGGAGAAGCGTGAGAACAGAGCACTTACGGTTAGTTACGCACGAGCACTCGGTTACAACCACAACCAGATCCAGTGTCTGCTCACCCTTTGGACCCGTGAGAGCAGGTTTGACCACCTCGCAGACAACCCAAGAAGCACGGCTTACGGAATTGCTCAACTCCTTAGAGAGCGTAGTAGCCAGCCTGAACTCCAAGTCTTACACGGTCTACGATACCTTGACCATCGCTACGGAAAATCTGCGTGTCGCGCTCTCCAACATAGCAACAGACGAGGCTGGTACTGATACACTATAAGTGCATCCTCTTCTTCGGGCACAAAGAACCTCACCGCTACCCTTCCTGCGGTGGGGTTCTTTATTTGTCCGTAGAGTAGAAGCCTTTGCCCTTGAATGTAACAGGAGGAGAAGTCCACACACGTCTGAACTCATTGTGACAATTGGTACAGATGTATGTCTCTTCGGGGTCAGTCATCTTGCGCTCTATCTGTCGCACATCACCACATCCTGGACATTCATAGTCATATATCATTAGTAAGGTGACTCCCCTCCCATAAAGTTAAGTAGTTTACGCAAAGCATTACCGCATCTTCGATCTGCAGTAGAGATAGCACACTCAAGAACCTCACTCAACTGTTGCAACGTATAGTTCTCGTGGTATCTCAGGCGTAGTATCTTCTGCTCATCTTCATCTAGTAATTCATAAGCCTTCTTGATATCAATAAGCGTAGCCAATAGGTTGCCACCCTCAGAAGGTGCAGAAGGTTTACGTGGTGTGCCATCATTGACTAGGTTCTGTGCCTGTTCAATGGCAGTATCATTGACAACGCTTGCAATAACATAAGGTAACAGTTGTGCAATAGTAATAACATCGTAGAAGGATTCATCATTGGTCTGATATCCAGATCGAGTAGCCTTCTCTTTGCGGGCATAGCGTTCGATAGCACGCTTCATCTGCCAGCCTATACGCCTTTGATTAGCAAGGCGAATACTCTCACTCTCTTCTTCTAGTAACCCATTGAAGTACACCACACGTGTCATCAACCAAGCGTATGCTTCTTGCGTTAGGTCAGCACGGTCTACATACTTACGATAGCGACGGTGAACAAGGCTTACCACACTAGGCACAATGTCATTGAGTATTGGGTTGGGTTCAGTCACAGTCAGGTAGCACCAAATCTATAGTGTGTTGGATGTTAAGTAGTTTGATAGCAAGGAAGTCAATGTAATTACTGGCATCTGCTAACTCTTCAATCAATTCTCTGATGGTATCTGATGTGGTAAAGGACTCAAACTTCTGTCCCTTAGCGTGTGAGTACTGGTCGTGGCCTACACCCTTGACACGCATAGCACGAAGAGAAGCAAAGGATTCAATGAAGGATGTTAAGTCCTCAGTTGATACACCCAGTGCACGATAGCCAGTAACTGCAGCGTGATCTATTAACGGATTGGCTGCGGGCGTATGAGTATTGTCTGCGTCTTCCTGTCTTGGTGCAAGATGTGAAAGCCCATATGCTGCAAAGTCTGTAGCATTATGACCCACTCGTTCTCGGTCATCATCATACATCACACACCTCCAAATAGTTTTAACGATTCTTCTTTACCATTGGCAAGGTAGTAATCGTTAATGTCCATTGATGCAGGCAATGATACTATGCGTGAGTTCAATACCTCTTGTGAGACACGGCGAGAGAACTCAGCCCCAGGATTGGTGCCATCCTCTTTGATATCGTTATCACCTACAATGTAGACGGTATCGTATCCAGTAAATAACTTAGAGAAGTGTGGCTTCCAAGCCTGCACTCCAGGTACACCCACTGCAGGTATGTTTATTAAACCCGATACAACTACCGCATCTAACTCACCTTCACATATAACAATGGCACCTGAATCAATAGTTATATCAGCAACATTAAACAGGTGAGCCTTCTGTCCTGTAGGTGCACCATACTTAGGCTTGCCATCATCTAACCTGCGAAACTTCACACCCACACACATACCTAACGCAGTCAGATAGGGGATAGAAAGCCAGCCCGCGTGGTTTTCGTGACCATTGATTGGATCGGTGACTAGTCCTAATGAAAACTGCAGAGCAACGTCTTCAGATATCCCACGTCCTTCGAGATACTCCAGCGCCTTTGCGTCCAGACTTTTGCTGTAGTGTGTGACCGCTTCCAGCAACGATTTCGATTGCTCTTTTGAGTGCATCCTTAAACTCCAAGTTCTCTATTATCCCGACAACATTTACTGCATTGCCACCCTTCCCACAGGTGTGGCAAAAGAATAGGTTGTCATAAGTATTGATGACAGCGCTACGTCTTTTATCTGGGTGGATACAGCACCTGACAGATGCTGACCTACCCTCTCTTACTTCCCCACCATAGTGGGTAACTATTAATCCTATGGGGATTGTGTTTGCATCAACGGGACCTTTGAACCCTCCCGTTTTACGTACCCTGGACCAGTCTTGTGTTGGCATACACACCCCTTGTCATTGCACTTATCGTGCCAGTTACCAGCACGTTTGTAATGGGTAAGAGTGTTCTCTTCCCCTGCCTTCATACAATTATCACAAATCATTTGAACTCCTTTAGTTCTGTTACTGGTACACGCCAGCCACTGATGGTCATATCTCTATAGTTTTCAGTAGCATACTCTTCAGGGTTACAGTAACCATAGACCTCAACCTGTGAGTAATAATCTTCATCAAGAATCTTTGTGCCTACTAAGATCTTCCCGTTATCCTTACTCCAGAATGGAATAGAATCACGTGTGCGTACAGTACGTACCTCAAAGTTGTTACCAACATCAGGTAGTTTTGCACGGCGTGGGTGTAGTTCATTGGGATACCACGGTACATTCCACGCAGTATCAGTCAATGATGCAACAGCCCACTCAGATACATTGGCCCGCACATTAGCAAGAAGTTCGTGCTCTAAGTAGCCGTTCTTCTTACCTTCTGCATAGTTAGGTCTGTCTACTGACCCATACTTAGCGAGCCAACGCTCTGTTGCTAACAAGGTACAGACTCGTACCTCATCCTTGCTCAGTTGAACTATCATCTACTTCTTCTGGTACAACTTCTGGTACTAGTATCTCTGTCGTTGTTATTTCTCCGCCTGGTACTGGCATTATTGTTTCTCCTTTAGCCATTGAGTTAAGTCTTGGATTACCCAAGCCTGATCTATTGATGCGTTGCGACGCTTAACTACAACATAAGACATAGGTACTTCCCCAAGACCTCGTGCCTTTGCATAGTTAAGCGCCTCAACTTGCGCTTCTCTCCAGAACTCAGGCAGGGAAAGGGTCTGCCTGTTCTTGAGTTCAAGGATGTAAGTTTCCCCAGATATGATAACAACCATATCTCCTTCATCCTTTGCCCCAGCCTTAGTCAAACGTTCTGCCATAGCACCCGCATTGCGGAGCCACTTCATTACATCTGTCTCAAACTGAGAACCTTTACGTCCATTCTTGTTAGCCATCAGTACACCGTCTGCATATTAGAGTGCAAGTATGCCCTGCCTTGTGCATCTTGGTCTCCTATCTGACACGCTGCAAAGTTAACAAATAGTGTAGCCCATTTAGAAGCATCTGCTGTGTGTGGACCGAAGCGATTCTTCACTGCAGCCACACGCAACATACCCTGTGATGGGTCATAACCTAGTGTAAGTATAAGAGCAGGTAACTGACTGACCTTACCGTGAATAGCACGGCGTGGAGGTGGCATCAACGGTGACCCATACTCTGATTGTTCTGATACGTGATGAAGTACTAAGACACAAGCCTCTGTCTTGCGTGCCATATCGTGCAGTTCCATCATAATTGCACGTAGTCCTGCCCATTCATTGTCTGTTTCGGCTGCAACATTCATTAAGTTATCAATGATAATTAACTCAGGTGCTATGCCAAAGAGTTCAACGTAGGCTTTGATTTCTAATTCAATGTCATCGAGTGATGGACTTGAATCAAAGACCCATTGTATGTGCGACATCTTGGTTAAGTGGTCAGCGTAGAAGTCATCTTTATATTCCATATTGGATTCAACTGTTAACTGTGTATGTCCTGAGATCTGCGCTGCTGAACGCATCAAGACTGTAGCAGTATCAGTATCGGCTGAAAAGAAAAGTGTTGGTACCTTTGCTTTGATTGCATAGACAAGAGCAAACATACTCTTACCAGCATTCGGTGCAGCAGCAACCATACATACTTGCCCTCGTCTAAACTTAATGGACTCACCAGCAAGGCCAGTCCATACATCAGGCAGGGGCACAGCCTTGATAGTGCTGGTGCCCAGTGCCCGCTTTAGATTAAGCAACTTCCCCATCCCCTCCAAGATTTATTCTGCGGTCTCTTCTTACACTCAGACGCTCACGTGGGGCTAACCCACCCCATATACCAAATGCTTCTTTGCGGATTCCCCACTCAGCGCATTCAATTCTATGAGTGCATCCTCTGCAAATTGATTTCGCATACTGACCATCAACGTAACTTACTGCTCCCTCTTCTCTTTCAGGGAACCAGAAGTCACCACCTATCTGTGCACATAACGGGTTCTCGTACTCACGAGGTTCCCGCATTCAATTATCTAAGAAAGATTGCTTCGCACTTATCTACTGCACCCTTTGGTGCAGCACACATCCACGCTCTCCAAGGTCCACGTGCTGAGGTTCCATTACGGAAAGCCATAGTGCCGTGACTACAGGTAGGTGCTTGTCCTTCAACAACTACTGGAGCAGGAGCAGGTGCTACAGGTGGTGTATTGAATTGCTTTTCAATTGATTCAACTGTTGGTGCTGATGCAACTGGTGCACCACGTAATGATGCATTAACAGAGTTAATCAATGAAGATACATCCTGAACACTAGCCAGTAATGCTTCTAGTTCACCTTGATTATCAGCATAAACATTAACTAGCACACCATCCTTGCCATAGTTAACCTGTATCTTTGTTGTTGCATTTGCAGCCATTTACTTTCCTCCAGTTTGTTTGATTGATAGCCGTTGTGATTCACTGCCAAACTTCTTAGGTACGAACCCAATAAGTTTTTCTACTTCTTCACTGTCAATACTTTCACGACCTCGCACTGTTGTCCAACTGACTTCAATACCAGAATGTGTAGTACCTAGTAACCCTTCAAAAGAAGCCTTCAAAGAATCCTGATGCTTCTCTAACTCCTTGATTTGTCCTGCTAATTGTAGATACAGCAATGCATTCTTGTCAATGTCTGCATCATCAATGACTACATCAGTCACTGGTGTATGTTCTTTTTTTATACCAACGCATCCCATCTCACCTGATGCATCGTAGAACTTACAATAGAACTTACAGTAACTTGAATCGCGTTCTGGATCTGGTGCTTCTGCTGCACCCTTGATTGCTTCCAACCAATTCAATGCTTGCATTGCAACGCTCTCATCATAATCTTCTGTGTGTACCTTGATGTCTCGCTCATCACCATCACGTGCAATAGCAACGAGAGACACACGCTTTACATCGTGACCATTCTTAGCCAGTAGATAACCGTATGTCTGCACCTGCCAGCGTTGCTGTGTTGATGGGAAGTATGAAAGGTTACGGACCTTGCTTGTCTTCCAGTCAATAACATCACCAGTGGCTGGTACATAGCAGTCAATGTGTGACTTCATACCATTGTATTCAACTTCTGTTTCAATCATTACATCTGGGTTATCTGCTAATGCTCTTTCAATCTCTGCGTGAATAGCAGTACCCATAATGGCAGCGAGTTTCATCTCGTTGTCATTGGTTTCAGGCTGGTCATTTAATCTATACCAGACCTTGCGACGACAACCACCTAACTCTGATGGTCCTATCTGTATCTGTGTAGAACGTGAACGCTTTGCATCGCCTGCTTTAAGTGCAGTAAGTAATAGTTCCTTTGGGTCAGTGCTCATACTCTCTGTGCTCCAGCCTTCTGTGCTTGATCGTATAATAAGAAAGCAAGTCTACAAGCCTTCCAACCTTGCTCAAACCAGTAGTGTGCAGCGTATTCACCTGTTGCTATTACATCTTTGAACTCTGGTTCTACATAATCAAATGTATTAAACTCCATTACTACATCCTTTCCTGGACCACTAACTGTAAGGGCTTACCAGTGTTAGCGTCAAGGACCGAAGCAATCTCTACTGCTTTACGGGCGTGTCTCTTTGCATAGGCTAGGTCCATATCAGGCTTGACAATTGAATACAGGTAGCCAAGAGCAAGTTGACCACCACTACCAATGCTATACGCTCCGTGATTTGCTTGGAAAAAAGAGAGATCACAAGCAACACGAAAGATATTGCCGTTAAAAGCAATGAGATAATCGAAGCCACCATCTTTGTCCACCTTGTTGTAGTCGTAGTTGTTATCGTTAAACGTTGTAAGGATACTAGGTATAACTTTTCTTCCCATAAACTGGGCTGGGTCTTCGCCACGATAGAGCGGTGGCTTCCAGTTGTAGGCAAGGATATCTCCTGGTCGTGTATCACCTGAGATACCTAATAGAAACTTGCCAACCTCAACGATTTTAGGTGTACTAGTTGCAAGCGTTACAAGATTATCTTCTGTGATCTGAGAATCTGCAACGAATACTGCATAGTCAATACCTTCTAGCGCTGCGATTGTTGTCATACTAGAATCATACTAGGTAACGGCGTGTCGTCGCGTTAGCGACACTACTGGTTACTACAATATGAGCCGTGAGGCGAATAAAAGAACAGGGTGCCCCGAGGGGGCACGATGGTGCAGTACTGACTGTGCGGTTCCGTCTACCAAGGCTGCCTTTTTTTAGGTATAAACTACCAGAAAAGTTTGGCTCTGATCTACGAGGTCTTGGTCCAGTACACGTCTGTCCCTGTGGCTCACAAGTCTTTAACATAATGGCATCCTTCGAGGACTACGAACTAGTTTGGTACTTCCTTGATGGTACCTGTGCTAGTTGTGGCAATATGGTTACTGTCCCCTGTCCAGTAGATAAAGATGAAGCACAAACTATCTGAGATTAATGAAGTAGCACGCACAGGATTGTGCTCAGTTTGTGGCCCCACAAGAATCAAGATGCGAGACAAGTCAAAGCCAGTGACAGGTAGATACAGGTGCAATACCGTATACAAGATAAGCCAGATGAAACAGCGTTCTCCTTACCACATACACCGTAAGGACTATTGCGAGCAGTGTGACTTCAAGCCAGTACACATCTCTCAACTAGATGTAGACCACATAGACGGTGATCGTTTTAACAATGACCCAGTAAACCTTCAAACCCTGTGTGCTAACTGCCACAGGCTCAAGACCCACCTTGCAGGAGACAGCAACTCAGGCATAAATTAATTTTGTGGTACAAAAAATAGGCCCCCATCCCCGAAGGGATGAGGGCCATTTGCCTCGCGCTGGTGGGTTACTTAGACCCACGACCAAAATCTGTGGCAGATGCATCTAGCCACTTGAGTAATGGACCAGCAAAGCCAGCGACTGCTGCCATTGCTAGTGTCTTGAGGTCCGTCTCACCTGCAAGGTAAAGTGCTACAGCAGATGCTGCTGCTGCACGAAACCAAGTGAGTCCGATTTGTTTGAACTGTTCCATTGTATCCTCCTAGGGGGGGTTAGGATTTTGTACCGTGCACTTTGCAACAGGTACAAACTTCGGTCTTATATGCCTTCTTAGTAGGCACTGATTTTATATTGGCAATGATTTGATTAACAACTTTTGGCTGATTCATCCACCAGAACCAAGGACTAGTATCGTCACCACAACCATCGTTAATAGAAATGTGTAAGTGTTTTGTGTGCGGGTTGCTACCAGTATAAGGGCGATTTCCAAGGCGAGCCTTGTCCTTCGACCAAATCTTCTTGTTGAAAATAAGGTATTTAACTCGTTTGTCTTCTTTAAGTTTTTCGAATATGTCACTACAGTCAACCCCACTTTCGGGATCGTGCGTTAAATCAACTGCATATCCTGTGTTGTGGTCAGATGTTGGACTCTGTTTGATGTGTGCTGCTGATGGCAGTAGGCCATCCGAGGCTTTCTTGCGAGATGGCTTGATTGCTGTGGCTTGTCGAAGGACAGCAATAGCGGCAGGTGTGGCTTTCTTGGCAACAGTCTTCATTCATCTCTTCCCTTGTGCAACATCATTTGATAAAGAATTTCTACTTTGGTTTCTAATCTAGCAATGGAATCTTTAACACTTGAGCCACCATTAGGCTTGAGTTCATTAAGATAATGCTTAACCATCCAACGAACACCAGCAGCAAAACCACCTACGATTGTCATTACCGCAACAGCAAGTGTTGCGTAGTCCTGTGCCTGCATTAGACCGTCCTAATAGTTACTAAGAGCAATCCGCCGTAGCCAGAGAACCGCTTATCCGAAGGTGTTGCATTTCTAAAGTCCATCTCTTCGATGAGTCCAATAAAGGATTCACCAGTTCTAAAGTCCTCAACGCGGATGGTATCTCCAGTGTTTTCAATAGATTCCAACTGACTCATACGGTAATAGGCCGAGCCTTCATAGCCAACCTCTACACCGAAGTGATCTGATTCATTGTCAAAACAAGAGAGTGGATACTGGATAAGTCGCTGACGTGGGATAGCAGGCAGAGCCTTAATCTGGTAACCAGTAAAGAGCGGTCCCTTGGATGTATCAGTTGTTGAACGAGTCAGTGTGAATTGGAAGCCGAGGTACTCTTGAGATGCCTGTGGATAGTTAATGTTAATCTCTGGTACTACGCCCTCTTGTGGGAAAGTACCGATACGGTAGAAGTTATCTGCATAATCAATAGAGTCAATGTTTAGACCACCATTGGTTGTATCAATACGAGCCTGCATCAACTTGTAAATTTTGAGTTCTAATGTGTTGTATCGAACGTAACCTGTACGTAAGAATCCCTCTGCCATCAAGGTAGATGCTGATTCAATGTAGATATCACCATCTGTGCCATTGCCTGCGTTGCAGAATGCAAGGCGGTTAGTATCACCAAGGAAAGCACAAGCAGTTGTGTAGTGAGTCAGCGTATCTGCTGGGTCATACAAGTCATAGGCATAAGGGAACTGAAGGTTACCTAATGGTTGACCCATATCTACACGTGTTACACCGACCTGACCATCAACGCCAGAGGCAGCCCAGATGTATCTATCACGGAAAGCAAAGTCATAGACTGGTTGGTCTGATTCAAAGATTAAAGCACCATAGGTAAGTGAACCATCTAGTTGACTTGCATCTGCCATACGCATACCTTGGCTAGTGCCGATAGCCATATTGCCAAGGTAATAAGCAATTCTAAATACAATCTCACCTACTGGTAGTTCTGCTGCAGTGATAGCACTGGTCAGAGTAGGCATAGCGCCAGCAGTAGAGAGGGTAAACTTATAGATGTTGGATTGGATACCTGAGTAGCCTGAGATGTAGATAGCAGCACCACTTGAAGTGATGCTAGTAAAGATATGATCTGGGTCATTGTGTGAATAGACTGCAGTAGGTAGGGTTGTTGCGCTACTAGCAAACTCGTAGACCTTATCGTTGACACACATAACGATACGCTCTTTGGTGTATTCCATAACAGCGTTAGTTACAGTGATGCTGTTTTCGGTAATCATTAGAGTAGGCGATACAGAACTATCATCAGATAACAGTTTCTTATATACTCGCAGTCTTGGAGTTCCAGCATTGAGTACGTTAGTAACCCAATAGGCATAGACACCATCATCGCAGATAGCGTGTACTGGGTAGTCAGTGCCTGAGATGTAGTCAATGAAGTGAATAACATCTGCCACGCCAGTACCTACTGGAGATACGGCAGTAGATGCAACGTTAGTTGCAGTCTTTGCGTATGTAAAAGTTGTAGTTGTAGGTATGGTTGTGATGCGATATTCACCGTTAAAGGTTGCATCCACTCCAGTAATAGTAATCTGCATACCGATAGATAGACCGTGTGCTGCGCTAGTTGTAAGCGTTGCCACGTTAGAGGTAAGTGCCTTGTTGTTAATAGATACTGTTATCTTTGGAAAGACTTTATCTACATCGTATTCATCAACTAGAAGCACACCGTTGTAGGTGTTGCTGCTCTTTTCCCATTGGATAGAGCGCATCAATTGCCAAGGACGACCATCAGTTCTGATGCCACCAGTAGTTACGTGCTGACTATCGCAAGACTTGAGTAGTGTTGCTTGTCCCTTAGTCCAGACATCAATACCTTTAGACTCTGTGTACTGGAAGCGAAGTGACTCATCCTGGATAGGTTCAAAGAACTTGATGCCCTGTCCATAGTGGAAAGAGGATTGGCTTCGTAGCCACCAACCAGTCAGCGTCTGTTCACCAGGCTCACGGCTCTGGTCAATCTGTTGCTTACGATACTGCGCTGTTACGCGACGATATGGTGAATCGTCAGAGTTCAACAGGAAGAACGGCAAACCACCGATTGCTACATCGTAGGCCTCACCAGTTGCTGAGTAGGTAGTAGACCCTGCAGGGTTGGAAAGGTTATAGACCAGACCTTCGGTTATATCGTCGCCATAGGGCATTGACTACTCCTTAAATTGTTTTATTGCATAAAAGTGGAGCGGTTTATCCACACGCTCAGGTGGTAATACTTATTAAGTTTTATTTATATTCTTTAATTTGCCTATATTGTGTTTTGTAAGAGTCAAAAAATTTAGTACGAAGTTTAACTGTTGTGCTATGTTGATTTTCTAAATCAGTTGTAGTTCCAAACTCCATTTTCCAAGACTCTCTTTGGAAAGGAATAACTTGTACAATTGGTGTTCCTGCTGGAACTAATCCTTCAAAGGATGGATCTGTTAAAGTAAAGATAATGTTTACTGGAGCGTCGTATGTATCTGTATCTACAACACCTGTTAATGCTGTAAAGATATTATCTCTATGAAATGGATTTACAAATAGCGTTGAGTACCCTGGTGGTGTTTTAATACTCCAAGGGTTAATCCATTTAGGAATAAATGTACCTGTTGCATTTGGGTGCAATGGCGCTTGTTCTGGTGAATGAAATGAAATAGGGTTAAACGAAGGCCACTCATACCAAGGGCTTAGTACTCCTGGTTTTTCTGGATCTTGTTCTCTTTGCGATACCCAAATATCTGTGTATGTTACTAGTAAATAACCTGCGTTAATAGCGTCAAAGACTGGCATACAACGTTTAATAGTTGCTGTCGTTTGTCCATTACCTGCAGGGGCTTTTTCTTCACCGATATAGGATGAAGTATTTTTGTACCATTCTGGTATAAATTTACTGGCTGGCTGTGGCTGCACCTCTATGGGCATATCACCCATAGTTGAGGTAAATATGATTTTGTTGTCCATAGCCAGAAGTGTACTACTCTATAGGTTCAACAAATGGCTCTGCTTCCACAGATACCCAGTTGATAATGCTCTCATCCCAAGCCCAATAATGTCCAGGTATTTCTTCAGTAGGACACGGTACTGGTGTTTCCCAGGCGTTAATTTCTTCATTCCATACCATTGATGGATATAAAGGTGGATTAAAGAAACGAGTGCCACCCCAATAGGTTTTACCTACATAGACAGTTACTCTATCTAAGTCAATGGGATAGGCATTAGTTACATTGTAGGCTTCTTTAATTCTTTCTAAGATTTCTGTATCATTCTCATTAACAACTGCTGTGTTAATAAGTATGTTATTTTCATCTACAAAACCATAAGTGATTTCCATAGTTATCCTTTACTTTTCATAGACACGCACTTGTCCAGTACCAGCGTTGCCGCCATCCCCACCAGAAATTATACTATTTGAAACGTTTGCTGCACGACCAGAGCCACCACCACCACCGCCGCCGCCACCTGGGGTTGTTCCTGCGGTTCCTGCATTTCCTGCATTTTGGCTGCCACCTTTTCTGTAAGCGCTACCACCTGAACCACCCGCGCCACCACCAGCAGAACCTCCAGAGCCTCCAGAACCACCATTTTGAGTGGTATTAGAGTTTGCTGAGTTTGAACTTCCACCACCACCGCCACCACCGCCTGCTCCACCACCAGTGGCAGTAGGTAAGCCTGGTTGGTTTGGAGTAACAGTAGTAGTGCCTGTTCCAGCCCCGCCTGCGGACCCACCACCACCAGAACCCGCACTTCCGCCTGCTCCTCCATTAACGTCAGTAGAAGTTACCTGAGCGCCTGCAACATTTGAAGATCTACTTGAACTTCCGCTACCAATGTTACCTCCTGTTCCAGGTGCTTGACCTCCAGCGCCTCCAGAAACACCGCCGGTAACAGATGCTAAATTTCCAAAAGAGGTAGTTCCACCTGCTCCACCAACTGTAACTGTATAAGTTTGTGCTGCTGAAACGGCATACTCTTCAAAGAAAACAAGAGCAGCACCGCCACCGCCACCGCCACCTGAGCCAGCATCGGTATTAGGAGGGAATTGTTGGCTATAGCCACCACCGCCACCTGAGCCAGCACCTGCCCAACTATAAACAGCAATTTTAGTTACTCCAGCCGGAACTGTGTAAGTAGTAGAACTGTTATATGTCTGGGCTAGGGCATAACTTGGTGCGTTAGTTGTAATGCTATTTGATGCAGCAGATGCTGCTGATGAAACACCATAAGTTGTAGATGCTGTAACAGTAAAAGTATAGGAAGTTGAAGCAGTTAGACCAGTTACAGTGATTGGTGAAGACCCAGTGCCAGTTAATCCACCAGGTGAAGAGGTGGCAGTATAGGTAACTGCTCCACCTTTACCTGCATAAGTTGATGCAGTATAGGCAACAGTTGCTGTTGTTGAACCAGTTGTTGTTGCTGTACCAATGGTAGGTGTAGATGGTTTCATACCACCTGAAGGTGCTATTCCTGAAATTCTCACGCTGATAAATCCCCTATTAAGGTAAAGGTATTAGTTCCTGTACAGATTAAAGTTGCTGCTGAATACTGAGCACGTATCTTTAATCCTGGTGTAGATGTGATGGTTGTTGTTCCATCGCTGGCTACAGTTGTTTGACCAACTCCAATAGATTGTAAACTAATCTGCTGACCTGCAGTAAAGACACCGTTAGGCACGGTTACTGTTACAGCACTAGCATTAGACAAAGTAACTAACTTGTTAATATCACCAGCAACTAACGTGTAAGTAGTGCCAGTCTGAGCATTAAAAGTAAGGTTTATATCTGTTGGTGTTGCCCATTTAACTCCCAAAGTTTGAGTCGAATCTGCTGTGAGCACCTGTCCATTAGTTCCAACGGCAAGGTTATCTGGAACGGCACTTGCACTTGCTGCAATGATGTCGCCCTTTGCTGTTACTAGGGCATTTGGAATTGCTGCATTTGCTGTGGCAACTCCTGCTGTATAAAAACTTAAATCAGCACTGGTAAGAACGTGCTTAACCGTTGCACCTGCAGTATGGGCAATAGCAGATGTTCCTGCTTGGTTTCTAACAATTGTCAGAGTATCTGTTGATACTCCAGTGACATAGACAATCTCTTCGTTCTGTGTGTCTACGTCAATGGCAACTGTAAAGATATCTACGTTGCCTGGGTCAAGGGTTACACCACCCATCAGGGCAGAGCCTGTACCAGATGCAACAGTCATAGATGTAGCACTGTTAGAGATTGTCGAAAGCAGCGTTGTCTCAACACTGATGGACGAATACTTGCGGGTCATTGGCTTTCCTTACCTAGCGGGTGTAGTGAATACGGATTGGGTACTTGTCTGCCAACTTCAACGCTTCTTCTTGTAGTCGTTGTTGATAGAGGGCAAAGATATAACGAGATGCGGCAACGCCTGCAGATGATGGCAACTTGGAATCGTTTAGATCTGCTTCAGCACTAGAGAGATTGATTCGTCCAGCGTCAAGATAAGACAGTAGTTTGTATGCTGCTCCGAGAGTAACAACATCCTTACAAGAATCTGGTAGGCCAGTAACGTCAACAAAATCATCTGTGTTTGCGTCAAGAGTGTTCGGCGTGGATGTATACCAAACTTGAATAGTACGACCAGGTTGTACGTTTTCATAAATGTTAATTGTATTCTGTGTATTAAAGGTGGCAGCATTTGCCATACCATCTAAGCGCCAGCGATTGACTGGTAACCATTCTTGGCTAGAACCTGTTGTTTGCCAAGAGATAAACAAGACATCTTCGCAATCATCAGGCAGTGGGTATGTAGTCTGAGATGCGTTAAAGGTGAATGTATAAGAAGAAGCAATCCACAACTTAGGATAGAAACTGTTGATTGTATCGTTGATAGCCTTCTTAATGTTATTGCGTGGAAAGGTTGGAGATAGAGTTACTGGTGCATACTGTGAGTGAGGTGATGCTGTAGTTCCCTGGTATCCACGACCAAAGCCTGGGATAACGTTCATTACGTTATTGGCCTTGTCAAAGGAATCAATCCAGATTAGTTCATCATCAATCTCAATAATACCTTTGGCTAGGTTATTTCCAGAGCCAACAGTAATTGCAGTGCTAGTAGTTGTTAAACCAGCAGCGTTAGCGACATAGGTAATACGGTCTTGACGTAAAGCATAACCTTGTAGGTTAGCCTTTACCTCGTCCACCAGTTCGTTTAGTGTTGGCATTATTTCCTCTCATACCAGCCATCTCCCCATAGAGTTAGCAGTCGTGCAAAATACTGTTCATATTGTGGTGCGATAGCATCCAAGGAATACAAGGACACTGCTCGCTTATGTATTGCTACTGGGTCTAAACTCTTAACCCACTCTGTTGCTACTGCAAACTCCATTGCATTTCTGCAACGATATCCAGTAACACCTTGTGGATTAGTTTCTGTGAATGCTCCCCAGTCTGTGGTAATCGTTGGAGTGCCACAGGTCTGTGCTTCGATAACGACGTTACCAAAAGGTTCTATGTATAGCGTTGGAGCAAATAGGGCAATTGCACCACCCATTAACTTTGCTCGTTCTTCAGGACCAACTGGTCCTACCCATTCGCCGTACTCAATCTTTGGGTCTTTACCAGGACCTGCCATAATCAACTTTAAGCCCATCTCTTGACAGACGTGCTGAGCAATTCCAATACCTTTACGATCTACCATACGTCCAACGTATAGGTAGTAATCTTCTTTCTTCTCTTGTAGCGGAAACATCTCTGGTTCTAAATAGCCAGGAATAACCGCATCATAGAAGTTGCCATCTACAGTAGTTGGGTTCTTAAACATTGCATAGATGCTGTGCATCCAAGCGTATGATTCAAAGACTTTGAACTTACTAAATACTCCACCATAACCCACACCAAACTCTACGCTGATGTGGCTAGGATAGGCCTTAGCAATAAGTTCTTGTGATGCGCCACCGATAAGACAGATAAAATCTTTCTTCTCTAGGCGCTTGCCTAACTCTTCTATTGCCTTGCCATTAAAGATTTGCCAGTGTGGTAGTTCTCTGTCAAAGGCTGCTTCAGTAAAGTGTTTACCTGCTAAAGCCTCTTGTTGTTGCTCTTTAGTAATACAGGTAATCAGTTCATCTACTGGTGCTTCGTTATCTTCACTAGCATAGAGATAGACCGTATGGCCTAACCCTTTCATCATTATACAAAAGCGCCTAACCTTTTCAGTATAAGCGCAGTTGACGTACTCTTTAGTTGTTTGTGTATGGGGCAGACTAATAACGTGAAATCTCATAGGAGATATCTTACGCTGAAAGATCTCCAACTAGCACCCAGGTATCAGTTGCTCGCTTGATGAGTGTCGCAGAGGACCACTGAGCACGCAGTTTTAATCCTGGAGTAGCGTTAACAGTTACTAAAGCCGTAGGAACTACTGTCATCTGACCTGCTCCTGTTTGAATAAGGCTGATTTGAGTACCTATTGGGAATGCTACCGTTAAATTTAACGGAACTGTTAGGTTATTAGCAGAGGCATTACTAATTTCAACTAACTTACTTGCATCGCTAAGAACCAAAGTATATGAAGCAGTTTGAGCATTGATAGTTAAAGTTGGATCTCCGCTAGGTCCAGTTGGCCCAGTTGCGCCAGTGGTTCCTGCTGTTCCTGCAGGCCCTGTAGCGCCTGTCGGTCCAGTTGCACCAGCAGGACCAGTGGCACCAGTAACACCAGTAGGTCCAACGTCTCCTGTTACTCCTTGTGACCCAGTAGCACCAGCAGGACCAGTTGCTCCTGTAGGACCTGGCACTGTGCTTGCAGCACCAGTAGGTCCTGTAGCCCCTGCAGGGCCTGTAGCGCCTGTTACGCCAGTAGGTCCGACAGTTCCAGTCACACCTTGTGGGCCAGTGGCTCCTGCTGGACCTGTTGCTCCAGTGGGACCGACAATGTTTACTCCAGCAGGCCAAGTACCTGCAGCCTTTGGGCCGAAAATTTTATTAGATACGGTGTTGATATAGAAGTCACCGTCAACTCCCTGCGTGGTCGGATCCACTGTTCCGTTAAGAACACTATAACCCTGCGCTCCTGTGGCTCCAGTGGCTCCTACAGGCCCTGTGGCGCCTGTGGCACCTTGTGGGCCAGTCGCTCCTGCAGGTCCTGTCGCACCTGTGACTCCAATTGTTCCAGTTGCGCCAACTGGTCCCGTAGGTCCAGTAACTCCCGTGACTCCTGTAGCGCCAACAGATCCTGTTGGGCCTGCGACTCCCGTTGCGCCCGTAACGCCTGTGGGTCCTGTGTCGCCCGTAGATCCATCAGGACCAGTGGCACCCGACGGGCCAGTCGGTCCAGTAATGCCTGTAACACCTGTTGCTCCTGTCGCTCCTGTAGGACCTGCTGGTCCTGTAACCCCCGCAGGACCTGTAATACCAATAGGGCCAGTAGCACCTGCTGGACCAGTCGGTCCTGTAGCACCTACTCCACCCTGTGGACCTTGATCCTGAGAGAGTTCTACACCAACCTGTGGTGTGATGTTTTCAATAACTATAATTGTGGTCAAGTTGTCACCGCTCCTGTCACAATAAATTTGCCTTCTAAAATTCTGGTAACTGTTGCACCAGAAGTAAGTACTAGGTCATATGAATAACGACCTGCTGAAATAGCACCAGTAGTTGCAGCACTGAGTGTAACGTTAATACGTCCCGTCAATGCAGTAAGAACCATAGCGCCATTGGCTGTGCTTGCTACTACAGTTGTAGTAGATGCACCAACAAATGGGCGTACAGTCATAGTTCCTGAATAACCAGTCAAATCCCAAGGAGTTGAATCGTTTTTGATCTGGAACTGAAAGTTAAATGTAGTTGCTTGGTCACAGACCAAGTTATATTTAGCACTCAAGATGACACCGCTCTGAGAGCCTGCGCTGCAGGTAGTTGAAAAGTACTAGCGATGAGATTACATACGCCATTATAGTCAAGACGACTGTCACCAGTCCTACCCGCAATCGCATTAAGAATCCCCACTGTATCTGTATAATTCGTAGTTACTGAACGCTGCGTTGCCCATTGCTTTGCAGCAAGTGCCTCACCAACCATTGCTCCTGGTGCTCGATAGGTGCCACCATTAGCCAAACGATTAAGTTCATCTAATAACGTTGTGCCGTATGTTCCTAGTGCCACCGTATATCTCCTACTTCTTCTTAGTTCGTTTCGCTGCTGCGTTATCTACTAGATTTGGATAAGGTCGTCCTGCTGCCTTAGCCCGTGCTTTCGCCGCAGTCTTTTGTGCTGGCGTTAATGCCTTTGATGTTTTATTAGGATTTGGTTTATCCCAGAATGCTGTTTTCTTTTTCATTTGCAACTACAATCCCAAGCACGAAGTGACTTGTTTATTCTAGAGTTTGGATCTTTGGCTGTCTTACTAGAAGTGTTCTTGGCCTTCATCCCACACATACGACCACAGAAAGACTTACGTCGTCCTGCAGACTTAGGGGACTTAGCAGCCTCAGCCTTTTTAACTGGAGGCTTGAGATTCATACCCGCAGCCTTAGCAGAGGCACGACCTTTTGCATTCAGGCCACCCTTAGGGTTCTTACCTTCTGCTCTCTGCCACGCTGGAGTCTTTGCCATTTACTTCTTCTTACCCATCTTCTTTTTGGACATCTTTGCTTGAGACATTGCAATAGCAATTGCTTGCTTCTTGCCCTTAACTATTGGACCTTTACTAGATCCTGAGTTCAAAGTCCCAGCCTTAAACTCTTTCATAACCTTGGCTACTTTAGCCTTCTTTTCTGCCTTGTTCATTTAGCACTTGCAAGATTTCTTTGACTTACCGCACTTCTTGCACATTCCTGCCATTGGCTTCTTCTTCATTTTGCTGCCTTTCCCATTGCTCCAGTTTGGATTGACTCGTATGATGAATACTTTGCTGCATTTGGATACTGCTTGTCTGGTGCTGGATAGGGCATTAGATCTTCTTCCATACCCATATCATCCATCTTGCCGTTTTCTGAGTTGTACATTGTTACTCCTTAAATGTCATTGAGATTCCATCGAAAGCCTTACCAGCATCGTTGGAAAGTTTAACTGCTGCATCTATATCTTTGCTCTTTGTTGAACGAGGTTCTATACCCTGTCGCGTTGCATCATAATAAGACTGTAGTTCCTTATCGTGCTGCTTAGCAGTAGGTATACCTTTGTGGTTTGCCACACCTACGCTCAACTCTAGTTCTCCTACTTTGCATCCAAAGCAGTCTTCTACATACTCAAGATGCGTGGTGCGTCTATGTAAACTCATACTGGAGTTAACCAACTTCCATACCCTGCTGCGGTAAGCACACCTGCCTGGTAGTCGCTGATCTCATACTCGTGTCCACCAAGGAAGTAGTAACTTGCTGCTGCTAATTCATCTTGGCTTGGAGTTAAAGTAATAGTTACCGTAGTTCCATTAACAATTAAAGTCTGTCCACGTGGGATATCCGTCATACTAGGGGCAATAGCCCCACTGATAGTGCCACCATTAAGACGGCGACCTGCAAGGCGTGAGTATGGAGTGAACTCACTGCCACCTGCGCCCCAGGTTTGCCACTGGTACGGAGTCATTAATGTGTATGCCATATCCAACCTTTCATAAGTGACAGAGGGTAGGTTTCCCTACCCCCTGCCGTTGCACTAGCGGAATTATCCGTTTGTTGCAGATGACTCAATGCGATAGAGCGCTGCTTCACGAAGGCGTGCAAAGCCTCCTAAG